AGATCTAAAGGATTTACGTAAGGAGATCCATTCTCTGGGAGATAATAATCATCAAACCATTCATAAGGATCAACTCCCATATCATTTCTCATAATAAAATAGCACCAATAATAAATCCTTTAGTAAAAGCAAGGCAAAGCATTTGATAATCAGACAAATTAAACTTCTCTTGTATTTTCTTTGCCCACTTCTTATCCCATTCTTTTACATTATAAAATGCTTCTTTAAGGTTTATATTCCACATTACATTTTAAAAGGTTCTTGTGGTTTTGTATCACTAGTAATCTTAAGAGGTGCTTGCTCAATACGAATAGTTTGAGTAGGACCAGATGCAACTTTTGCCATGATTGCCTCAATGTCTTTAGCAGTAACAGGAGGAGTTCCACCGTTACCATTGCCGTTACCATTCATCTTCATTGTTCCATCACCTTTTTTAGATGCGGTTTGAATTCCAAAGCTAGCTAAAACTCCAGTAAAAACTGAAGCTATGAAAGTTGGATCTATTTTTTGTTGTGGTACACCAGGAATCGCCACATAATTAAGAGTCAATATTCCCCCAGACCAAATTAATACACCCATTCTAACTGCTGTACTAATGATAGCAGCTCTTTCATCTTCATCGGGAAGTATAGCATCCTTTAGTTTACCTAAAGCACCCTTTTCTTTTTCAATTTCTTCTTCTAGGATTTCTTCCTTTATTTCTTCAGGCATTTACTTAAGAGTCGTTACTTTTATATAGTTTTCTAAAAGTTTGGAACTCCTAAACCACCAGATGGTATTGCTGCAGAACCTACATCAGGTGTTCCTAGTTGATCAGCACCAGTAGGTAGTCCACCACCTAAAGCACCACCAAGTCCTCCAAGTGCTTTCTCTGTAACGCTTTCTATGATTGCGTCCTTGTTAACGTAAACGTAAGCACCAGTGCCAACAACGGCAACAGATACAGCAGTAGACGCAATAGCAAGTACATTAATTAACTTTTGCATTATTCTTTTGTAAGTGATTTATTTATAAAAGACTGCTTGTAAGCATTGTAGTAATCAACAACACCAGCACTTATAGGATACTTACTGACCCATTCATCGGCACATTCATAAATTGCTCCATTATTATTTTCATGAGAGTATTTTTTAAGAAGTATTGCTAATACTTCTTTCCTCAATTTTAATTGATTTTTAGAATAATTATCTTTACTCATATCTACTTCCCTCACCAATATATTCTAATGAAATTACTTCCTGATCATCAATTTCTGGATTTACCCATTCATAAAACTCCTGTGCTATAGCATTAGAATCCTCAGATAAATCAATATCATGATCATGAATTGATCTGCTAGATAGAAGTTCTATTCTATCAAGTGCCCATTCATATGTATGCTTAAATGTTTTCTCTAAAGGTTCCATAGTCCTTTCGCATGTATCTTCCAAGAATATTGCTATTATAATATGCTGGTTCTCCATTGTCAAGGGACTCACTCAAAACATTATGTAAAAATAATTGTTTAGTCTCTTCGTAATTTACATCTCCGAGCCTGGAGTGTAAGGAGAGGATTTCTCTCTTGAACGCTGCGTTTCCAAGAAGTTTTCTATCAGCACTAAGTTCTGAAGAGCTTCCATAGTATCGTTTCCAGTCACTCTCAGATGTAACCCGTCTCTTGCCACCTCTAGGCTTACGTTTTTGCCAAAAGTATTTTCTACCGATGTATTGTTTAGACGACTGGATATTAGTAATGCAGTAGACGAAACCGAAGAAATCGCCAATATCGTCAGAAGTGAAAGCTGTACCTTTGTAGTACCAGGGATTTTCATAATCGCTCTCACTATTCGATGCCATTTCATAATTTTTATATCATTCTTTTTATTTATCCACCTGCATAATCATCCCAGTTTTCACAGGGTTCTTCTTCATATGCTTTAATACAATCTTCTAAACTATAATTTAAATCCTGAGAAGGAGTTTTCGTTAACATCTTGTTTGATTCCTCCGACAATATAGGATTCGACCTCTGTTTCTTGTGGTGCAACTTGGAGTCCTTTTGAGGAAATCCAATGTTCTGTCCAAGGAAGTGGATTATTTTTTGCAGGAATGTCATAAATTTGTTTAAGTCCTAATGCTTTTATTCTACGATTGGCAATCCACTCAACATACTGATGTAATAATTTATCATTCAATCCAATCATAG